CCCACCAATACTGGACGAGAGAATAATTGGAAGGATAGGAAGAATACATGGTGAAAGCACCGTAATAATTCCAGCCAAAACCATCATTGCTGGAATACTTTTATGGAAATTCTCGGCAAATTTAATAATATCTCTTTCATGGTCGTTAAGGAACTTTATTAAAGGTTCCAGTCCATTTTTCAGTGCATCTAAAAATCCTCCTTTGACTACTCTAAAGTTTTTATCAAGTCCGATAAATGAAAGAGCAGTTAGTTTAACCATGTCTTTTAATAAAGACATTTGCCCATCAAATGTTTTAATCAATTCTTGATTAGCTCCACCATAAGCTTCATTTAAAGCTCTTGTTATGGCCTCAGCAGCAATCGATCCTGGAATGTTTAAGTCACCTATTTCCTGAAGTTGAGACATTACCTGTTCAACTGTAATGGTAGTTGCCTTGGTTGCTTTACCTGCACTTTTTTGAGCTTCAGTATATTGACCGATAGTACTATTTGCTTTAGAAATTTGTTGCTCAGCATTCTGGACAGTATTACGATAGCTCATTAGTGTTGATTCTTTAGTCTTGGTATTTGCTTCTGCCTCCTTTAACCTTTGTTTAGCAATCGCCAATTTATCACTCATTTCTCCCAACCCATCGCTAGCTTTTTTGTAAGCTGTTGTTAAGGTTTTACTTGCACCTCCAGCTGAACCTGCGATTTCTAGATATTGCCTAAGTGGATGATTAATATCCTTTACAATCGATTCAGCAAGAAGTCTATTAACAGGAATGTTGGCATTAGTAAACTGGCGGTTCATCTCCTCTGCCGAGGCTTTACCTTTAGAATTAGTTTGAATCCATGCCCTTGTTACTCCCTCAAGCTCTGAGTAACTTCCACCAGTTGCCGCAACTGCCTCTGTTAAGGCTCTTAATGTCTTATCCGACAACGCAACATTTCTGGTATTGCCAACAAGTCTTGATTCCATCTCAGCAATCTGGTCAACATTAAACATTGTTTCTTTAGAAAGATTTCTAACGCTTTGAGCAAATTTGTCTGCCTCTTCACGGCTACCAGTCATAAATTCAGCTGCCTTACCGAATCGTTCGAACTTCCCCGCCATTTCGATAAGGGAGTTTCCTATTCCCAAGAAAGCTGCACCAACGAAGAATGAAGCCCATTTGTTGGCTCCACCAAACATTGTATTAAATACTCCTGTTACAACATTCCCAGCCTTAGTCCACGCAGTTTGAAGGAAACTTGTTGCTGTTGCCGTAACTTTTTGAAGTCCAGAAAAAGCACCAGAAATAACAGAGGTAGCACTTGCCAAAGCCCCCGTTGCCTGATCTTGGAACTGTAAAACTATTCGTATATTTTTATCCATTTATCAGTGTTTTCTTGGTAAACTTTTCGATTGTCTGTTCATCCTATCTGTTTCCCTTTTTTCCTTTTGCCCCTCCTGATTCATAATCAAAAGAATCTCCTCTATAAAGAAAGCAGGTTGATTCATATACTCGTAGTAATTCCAACCCATTTCCTTACAAATAATGTAACGGGTATATTCTTCTGATTGAATTCCTTTTCCTCCATAAAATCCTTTTATAAGGTCTTTAATTATTCTTTTTTTTTATCTTGAGTTAACTGGGAAACTTGAGTTACACGGTTAACTTCATCGTAAACTTTATTTCCCGTTTCAACTGGTAGTCCATTAAGCCAATCTTGAGAAAATGCCTGAGAAGATTCTTTTGACTTAACTTCTTTGATTACAAAAGAAGCTGCCTTATCCTGTGATTCTAAGAACACATTCAAAGGCAGATCTTCTATTTGTCCTGACTGGGAATTAAACTTCCCATGCTCAAGGAGCATTCTCTGAAGTTCTCTGGATTCTCCCGTCGTGATGAAATCATAGAATATAACGATTTCACCATTTTCCAGTTTCAACTCATGAGTTGGAATATTATCTTTCATATTAATTTATTAATTATTGATTAATTAATTTTTTCACCTCCCTCCTTAGCTGATGATTATGTGTATAGAGCTGCCTTATTATTTTGCAGACGGACATCAATCAATCTTGTTGCTGTTCCTGAATCAACAACGTCCTCAGCTACGAAATCAGCTGTTAGTGCATAGAAATCATCCAATCCAGAATCAATTTCAGCTTCATTTATTCTGAATCTTGGAACTCTGAATCTCAAAGATTCGTTGTTGTATCCAGAGAACGTAACTATCATTGATCTTTTCAAAAGCTGATAATAAGCATTTTTATCCGTTTCCGAATCAAAGAAAAGTTTGTAACTTCCGCTGACTCTTAGACCCTTACTTCTTATTGCTGAAACTTCTGGCATTCCCGATCTATGAATTACCTCAGAGTTATTAGCCAAAGTTAAGCTAAATTCACTTAAAGGTGTGGTTGAAGCTGCTGCTGCTAGTGTTAATGTATCACCAAATTGCACGAAATAATCTTTAAATGCAAGAAGTGTTCCAGATGTAGATGTAACTCCAGTAGCCGTTCCTGCTGTCGGATATTGTGCCAAAATAGAAGCACTTATCTCCGCTAGTCCATCAGAAACTTCAAAGTTGAGTTCGTCTATAGTTGCATAGGTGTACTGCTCTGTATCAACACTCCCCCTTTGATGAATAAATGTTGCTGTTAATGGTGTATTTCCAGAAACAGTTGCATAGAAAGTATGATTGTTGGGTGTACCTGTAACATAAAGTTCATTTCCTAAAGCCATCTTCCAAAGCCACCCAGAGGTGACCACATCAGCATTAAGAGATAAATCACCTTCGGTCCAACGTCTACCGAGAAGTGAACTGGTATCCATGATTCTACTGTTTCTTGAAGAAATATCTTCGATTGGTTCCATGTGTCCCCTAAGAGTATTCTCCGTAGCAGACAACCAAACAGATGGTGTCGTATTCGCAGTTCCAGCGGAAGTTTCAATTGCCAATCCAATAGCAGAACCGACTCTACCAATATTTAATAGGCTATCATTTTGAGACATAATATTTAGTTAATAAAAACTTGTTCACCCCCTTCCCAGTCCTTTTTATAATCAATAATTTTAGTAAATTTTTTAGTATTACAACTCTGGCACAGAGGTTGAATGTTATCAATATAATCTGTACCACGACAACTTATTGGAATAATGTGATCTTCTGTAAGTTTTATTTCAGGTTCAAATCTTTTACAACAAAGGCACATATAATTATATCTAACCTTTAACATTAACCACTCTTCAAAAGTATGTGATCCTAAAGCATCTTTTTTCCTAGCTTTATATCTTTGGTTGGTAAATCTTTTTCTTTCAGTTGCACCATTAGGATATTTTTCTTTATAAGATTGATATTGATATTTATATCTGAATTTATTTTCTTCAACTTTAATATGATTTGCCCATCTCATTTTAGCTCCAAGTGTTCCATAATTATTTCCTTTCTTCACACAACTTTTACAGCGTTTAACAGAATGACTACTAATTATTTTTCCGCAATCTAAACATTTAGGTTTACCTTTGTAATTCCAAGGGATTCTTCCTCTCATTTTTACTTTCTCTTTTTCTGTACGTTTTCTTGTAAATCCGACTGGTCTTTTTTCTCCATTAGCAAAAAATGTTTTACGTACTTTACTTGCATTTTCTCTTCTTTCTTCTGTCCAATATCCTTTAGTCTTTATAAGTTTAGTATGTTTTTCTCTTCCTCTTTTTAATATTTCCAACTGTTTCTTGGTAGATTTCCTTCCCAATTGTGATTCACTAATGAGTTTTTTAGCTTTGACCGAGTGTTTAAGTTGAAAACCACAGTTTCCTTTTATGAATCTTCCTCTATTATCTCTTATATCTATAATCATATTTTTCATAGTTAGCGGTTACTAGCTCCGATTTCAAATGCATCTAACTGAACTTCTAAAACCCGTACGTCCAACTCCCTATTTTCATACATTGTACGATATCTCACTGGCTGTGCATACTTGCAAGTTCCAGATAAAGTTGTGATTAAATCTAGGTGGGCATACAATTCATCCAGAACGTTTATTGCAATTGTTTCCGCCTGAGCTACTCCTTGTCCCTCTTTTGACTGCTCCTGATACACCCTAATAAGGAAATTGTGTCTTCTTAGATTACGAGCAGTATCCGCAAATTCTCCATCTCCTTCTTGTATTGTCAAGGTTGCAAAAGGATAATTTCCACTAGGATTACCAGTATCAAAACCAGAAGCTGACTTTAAAGATCCCATTGCATTTAAAGATGTCAGAATTTGACTTTTAATTAATGATATGGACATATTAATGTACTAAATTGTTAAGAAACGAAAATGCATGGCTGGAAACTGCAGATTCAATCCAGTTGTAAGTTCTTGAAACAAAAGGATTAGCTGGTGTTCCTCTTTGTTGAATACTTTTGGCAATAGCAAAAGCTATTTTCATATCAACTCCAAAGTACTGGCTAATAGAAAAAACGTTGGGCATATATCCTGGTCTTGATCCTGTTTCAACTGGTTTACCATAAGGATTTCCTGGTCTAGCGTTTGTTGCCATTGGTTCAATTACTCTTGTAAAAGTATCTGGAACGGTTACCGTTATACTTTTAGATAACGCTCCAGTCTTGTAAGGTGCTTCGCCTCTCATTCTTCCTTTGGTTTCAGTTGCTAATCTATCCAGCATAATTCTTGCCTCATTTGGTCCTCTTGCTACAATATTATGTAAACTCTGCGTAACTTCTGGTACTCCTTCAATTCGTATACTTAATTGCATATTATTCGTTTGTTTCAAACTCCGTCAAAAGAAGTTCTGTATGCGGTATAAGGTCAGGACTTTGCCAGTTTGTTTTCCCTCGAACCATCATCACTTCTCCTGTCACTTGCATAACTATTTTATCTCCCTCTAAAATTCCAGATGCTGTAGTAAAGCCAATATAAGCTTGTCCAAAAACTCCTCCAGCAATAATCGTATCTTCAGAATTTGCTGGCTGCGTATTAATTGCGAGATTTGAAAGGGGGACATATAACTGATATGATTCTTTATTAGAATTATTACTATCAGGTTGAAGTCTCCATATATCACAAACCCTGTCTAATATTAATGAAATGTTAATATCCTCCTTTCATAATTTTAAAACCATCCACTTGCGACTCTGTAATGGTCAAGTACTCTAAATGCATCAATTTGAAGGTCGGAACGCCCATCAGAACGCTCTCTCCATCTTTTACTTATTCTTCCCTGAGTTAAAGAAACTAACCCTTCTTTATTTGCATGTCTCATAAATACATCACTCGCTAATAAAGTTGTAGCATAAGCAATATCTTTCGGTATAGATGTATAACCAGCAATGTAGTTTATCTTTGTATACCAACGGGAAAACTTAATCTCAGAGAAACCTGCAATCAAAATACTATTTCCTGAAATCGTTAATTCGTCATTTGGGTAAACTATTACATTGGCTTGAACGGGAATAATATATCTATTTGTACTGTCATCTGTTAAATCCAATGTAATGCTGTCTGACCCTCTCCAAAGTTGTAAGCTGGAAAGCGAGCTAATCGGACGTTTTCTTGGATGAATTACTAAATTCAAGTCTCCATCGACTCGTGCATCATTTAGTTCTCCAGTTATCTGTTCATTCCAAAGACCTGACGCTGTCACATAGCCTAAGTAGTTATTAACTTGCTGTTCTGCAGCACCAATCCAAGTTTCTACTTGTGATTCGAATGAAGAGTCTACGTCAACAAGTAATAAATTTTCTAAATCTGTGATTGTTGCATATTGAAATTGTGATGCCATATCATTTTACCTTACCCTAGACATTATTAGTTCTTTCTGTTGGACCTGAGAAAGAACTCATCAGGTCCAACAATAATGCCTTAAAGCATTTTACGCACCCACTGTAAATTCGTGTTGGTAAATTTCTGCTATAACTTTAAGAACAGTTGCTTCAAGAATGAAGCTTACGTAAGAGAATGATGTAGATGGTACATCAACTCTGGACATGGAGATTAAATCCTCCATCTCGATCCAGTTTTCTCCTCCTGGAGACTTCTCTGTTAGAAGAAGACCTCCGTAACCTACAAAACGACTTGGTTTAACATCGATAAGAGATTGTGTCACAGGATTAACAAGTCTTGCCAAAGCAAAACCTCCAGTTATTCCAGCAACTTCTCCCTGAGAAATCACTCCACGGTGTATTCCACCAGAGTGTTCCAAATCATCGGCCAAAGCCTGAAGTTGTCTTGCAGATGCAACTAAAAGAGTCGGATCTCCACCTACTGCATAAAGCGTTCGGCAGAAAGCTCCTACTCCTGATGCTGTCAAGAAAGTTGTATTTCCTGAGTTTGTGGTGATTTGATCGTTGAGTCCGTCAAATTCAAGAGCACTGTTGTCAGCGTCTCCTGCGATTATGAGTTCCTCTTCACCAAGCATAACCTCGTACATCTTTGCCCTTTCACGAGAAGCTTGCATATCAGGTTCACCATCACGACCCTTGGAAGCGGCCAAAGCCATCCCTCCAACCTCTAACTTTCTTCCAAGAAGTTTGTATGCCTCGCTTCTTAGAGCGTAAGTTTGAGTGGTCTCGCTAGGAGATCCTGCATCAGCAAAGCCTATCGCAGTTGCAGTTCCAGCTCCTACATTTCCAGAAGGATGCATTTTAGACTGAAGATTAGAAGTCATTACCTTCCAATCAGCAGCTTGCCCTTTACCTTTAGACCTAGGAAACCTATTTCTTAAAGGTGTGTCAATAGGAACTAAGAACTTTATTTTCTCATCCAGATTTTCTGGAGAAAAAACAGATCTTGCTGTCGGAGAATATGAATAAGTGCTGACTGTTTCAGCTGCTTTCATTAACTCCTCTTTGATTTGCTGTAAAGCTTCATCAATCATTGGATTTGCCATAATTATATTTCACCCCCTTTCCTTTCTATTTCAAATGTGGCTTATCTAGGATGTAGCCAGAACATCCGTTAAGCTTTAGCTAACAGCCCTTCTTTTTCAGCCATTAACTCAAAAGCTTCTTCCCAATACTTACCTTCTTGGTATTTAGCCAAGGACTTATTCTTCATTTCCTCAAGTTCGTCGAGCCTCTTTTTAATTTCATCAACTCTAACATTACTTACAGGTTCTTCACCTTTAGTAACCACTTTAGGAGAAGAAACTTTAGAGGGAACTTCTTGTTCCTCAAGTTTCTTAATCCTTTCATCGAACGAGGATATCTTCTCGGAAACTCCATCTACTTTTTTGCCAAACGCCTCTATCGAAGCAGAAATCTTCT